TCCTTCGAGAAATAACGGCCAAGTCGGAGCGTATGATGTTTGCGTATTGCCTCAATCCGGGGGAGACGGTCGAGAGAAAAGAGGGGGATAACTACGTTGTCGAATTTTGAGATCAAAGACCGTCGAGGTAGCAACAAGGAAGAGCCGCTTGCGGTAGTCGCTCCAGTGACGGAAGCGGTTTCTGAAACATCAGTTGACCGAAAATCGTGGAAAAATATTCCTCACAACCCGGCCTACATGATCGTTATGATTCCAAGCAACGCGGGGCCACTCGTGGCCGGCAGAGCGGTTGGAATAAGGTCTGACGAGAAGTGTTTCATTGCGGACTATTTTTTACCGCAAATCTACCCTGCCAATTTTGACTGGACAGCCGAAGCTCGGAAGCGGCTCGATACCTTCCTTGGTTGTGAGTGCTCCAGCGCATCGCCATGCGCCGTCCATAAGATGCAGCAGCCGCAGTGGATTAAAAACGACACTCAGCGTCTTGAGTTGATTGGGAGTTCTCCCGTACCAGAAGCAATCGAGATCATGGTCAAAGCAGAGAGAGCGAGAGCGGCGTCGAGTATTCTTGTTCCCAGGTGACGGGCATGTATTTTGAAAGAACTTTCAGGCTCTTGACTTATGGGCCGGAGATAAACAACATCCTTGCGAAGCCGGTCGAAGAATCGGAATGGCCGGAGCTTCCAAGGCTGTTTGAGTACATGACCGAAGTGATGCGGAAGGCAAACAGGATCGGGCTTTCGGCTCCGCAGATAGGATGTTTCAAACAGTTCGTTTTGATTTTGAAGAACGACAAATCAGTAGTCGGTTTAGTGAATCCTGAAATCACGCGGCTCTACGGAAGGGAGATGGAAAGATACGAAGAGTGCGTGAGCTTGCCGCCGACAAAAAACAGGTGTAAGGTTCCCCGTCTTGAGGTCGTTGATGTTGAAGCGTATCTTGTTGGCTCTCCCGATGTACGAAAAAAGTTGACATTCCGAGGCAGAGAGGCAAGGATAGTTCAGCACGAACTCGATCATCTTACGGGGACATTTTTCATTGACCGCGTTTTAGAACGAAGAGGGAAAGACGTTCTAAAGCAATTTCACAACTGGAAAGCAATGCGCAAAGCGCAGATCAGAAAGATGGAGGAAAATAACCATGTCGATGCCGGATTTATCGCCGCTTGTCGCGGCCAATCTCGTGTGTCATGATTGCGGAACCATTATGAAGCCTAAAGTAGTGATGGGCCGCAAGGGACAGAAACAGGTAGTCGATCATCTGGAGTATGTTTGCAAGAACAAAGAAACCGGATGCAACTACAAGGTGCATTCGACCCTGATGCAGTCGGGAGAGATGCTGGCGCTGCGCGACGACGGAAGCGAAGTGAGGATAAGCGAATGATTTGGCTCTATGTTGTTTGGGGCGGCTTTGCGGCGCTCGGTGTTTGGACGTTTGTGCGTTGGATTATGGCGGGGGCGCGGATGGTGATGGACACCGCCAATAACCTCGTGAACACCTTGAAGGACGCAACGGAGATAGCTCGTGCCTACCGCGAAGACCTTGCCGTTCTCCGGCAGATTGCTCAATCGGGAGCCGCGCAGCAATTAGGAGACGAGCCAGAGTCGATCATTCCGCAAGAGGCTCATCAGCAGGACAATGCAGCGTCAACAATGCCGCCGCCATACTGGAGCCGCTTCGCGGTCAAGCCAGATGAGCCGGACGCGCCGGCAGAGGCCGTCCAGCAAGTCGATGTAACTGCATCTGAAGAGGAACTCGTAGAGCAAGAAGTGAGTGAAGCTGCAGCGGACTTTGAAGCGACAGAACGGCAGAAGGCCGCTACACAAAAAGCGGACATGGAAAGAATCAAGGAACTAACTGGGTACGGAATCCCGCCGGAGGCGAAGTGAAGAGCAGTTACACGACAGCCCTCTCCACTCGCAACATGCGCGACCCGCGTCACCTGATGCGGTTTGTGAAGTTCCAAGCTCTCACCGGGACCGAGATTGAGCGTTTGGCGGCTATCGCCAAGTCTGAAGGCGTGAGCAAAGAAACCGTCAAGGCGTCTGTCCGCCAAATTGAGATGTACAACAAACAGAACGAGAGCGGACAGGTTGATCTTCGTCTCAACGAATCAATCCTCAAAGTGATGCCGGCGTGGGAAGAGGGCATGGCGGGATTGTTGACGGCGACAGAGTTGATCGAGATTCCAGACGGGAACACCGGGAACAAGAAGGTCATCAAGCAGGACGACAAGACCACGCGCCTTGAGGCCAGCCGCATCGTAAAGGACATCATCGTTGCCAAGCAACCAAAGGGACCGATGGTTGAAGTCAACAATACACAGACTAACCAGACCGCGGTTTTGAGCAGTTGTGAGACAACCGAAGAGCGCATGGACAGGCTGAGAAAGAAAGCGGCCGAGGCCAACTTGCTTCCGGCTGAGGTAGCGGCTGTGCCAGGGTATCTGGACCGCGACGAAGAGCCTGAAGAGGACAGCGATGATGAAGAGGAAGACGAATAGATTATCGAAGTCGGAAATGGAATGGCTAAGGACGCAGGTCCCAACTGTTGACGAGTTGAGAATCATTGGCCTGATGAGAGATTATGACTCCATCCGAAAAGACTACTTCGGAAAAACAATTCCAGCGGTTAGCGATATTCTAATACGATTTCTTCCCCGAAAAGAGATTACAAGGCTTAGCGGTTTTGATGACTGCGATACAGACGGCTTGTGCTCGTTTGGGGTGTATCACGGAACGCCATGCCTGAAGGCAATACACTTGGCAGACGATTTGACCGAACTTGAAAGTGATCTCGCCTTGCGGCACGAAATGGCACACATGAAGGTAAATCTAAAATTCGGCCGCATGATGGGTGAAGGGGAAAACTGGAAGAAAGAGATTCGGCGCCTAGTAGCGGCTGGAGCTTATGATGGGTTGCTGTAGCCATGTCGATCATCCGAGCCAACCCGTATCTCGACGAAATCATCCAGATCCTCGATATGCACCGTTCGAAGTATCGTGCCGGGGATATTGGCGATGACGAAGCAAGGGCATCTCTATCTTCAGCGGACAACGAATGGATTGATGGGGAGTGCTACCACTCGCTGATCGACACTCGATATTTTCTCTCCAACTACTATGCCATCCGTACTGAAGACAAGGGCTTTCAAGGGCTATATCCGTTTTTCGACAGCCAAGAAATTCTCCACGAGGAACTACGGAAACTAGAGAAGGAGCATGGACGTGTACGCGCTCTTATCGCCAAGGCCCGACGCATGGGGTATACAACCTACATGGTCGGAGAGTTCCTTCACAAGACGGTTATCCGCTACAAGCACACCGACGCAATCATTGTGTCTCAAGATGAAAAGGGTGCGAAGTACAACATGGGGATGTATGAATCGGCTTTTGACTTTCTGCCGTGGTGGATGAAGCCGAGAGTCAACTTGCACCAGACAGGCGCCCTCTACAACTTCGACGAGCCTGATGAGAACCTGAGAACGAGCCGGCCGGGGTTGAAGAACTGGGTGTACGCCGATAATGCCAACCGTCCATCTGGCGTAGGCCGCGGACAGGGATTCCGTTGCGGGATGCTTGACGAGTTGGCTTTCTGGAAGAACGCCTCACAGCTTTCAAAGTCTCTTCTGAGGACTTTCGTGGCCCGAGACGGCTTCTACGTTATGGGATCTACAGGAAATGGTCGTAACGATGCGTGGCACAACCTCTGGAGACGCGCAGAGGCGGGTTCAATCGACTGGCATCCAATTTTTATTCCTTTCTACCGCAGACCGAAGACCTACTCTCTTCCGATTCCGAAGGGCGAGGTATTCACGCTGACTTCAGAAGAGACGGAGATGGTCGAGCAGGTCAAGAAAAAAGAGGGCGTTACAATCTCTCTTGAAACAATCAACTGGATGCGGAAGACGAAAGAAGAATTTATCGCCACCGATGGCGACGATATGCTTTTCGATCAGGAGTTTCCGGTGGTTGCAGAGGCAAGTTTTCAAAACGCAATCATCTCCGCGATTCCAAGAGGTATCATCAACCGCTACAGTAAGCGGACTGTGCAGCCGAATTGGATTGGGGAGATCAGTTTTGATTTTTCCAAGTGGGTTCCCCATCTTCACATGAAAAAACTTGAGCCGGGGGAAGAGGCGCTTTATCCAGAATCAGAAAACCGTTTACATATTTGGGAAAAACCGCAGCCGGGAGAAAGATACTGCATCGGTGTAGACGTGGCTCTTGGGCAGAAAGGTGGAGACTATACTTCATGCACAGTGATGAAAATTAGCGCCCGCGCTCAATTAGACGAGCAGGTAGCTCAGTGGCATGGATACATTGATCCTTATAATTTGACGGACATTTGTCTTGCGTTGGGATGGTACTACAACGAAGCTCTTATGGCGATCGAGGTCAACAGTTTCGGCATGGCTACGAACACGCGACTGATGCGTGACTATGAGTACGAAAATATTTATCGGTTTAAGCGCATGGACCGATTGAAGCACTTTATGACCGACATTGTAGGCTGGTGGACCGATTACAAGTCAAAGAGGACTCTGGTTTCTTTCTTCTCTAAGATGATGCTAGACGAGCAGGTTATTCTTCGAGATAAGTTCCTGATTGACGAGTTGAGAGACTTTTCTGATGACTTAGAAGCTGATGGAGATGGTGCTCATGATGATTACGTGATTTCAGCAATGATCGCTCTCTACTGCGGACATGAAGGCGAATTTGAAGAGAGGAGAACTAGGCCAGCAGAAGCCGCGAAGGACCAAAATAACTACGTCGTCTACGTGAAAGGCGCAGAGGACATACCCACAAAGGTTTACGAATCGTCATCTCCGTTTGAAGCCGAGAAGTTCTCAAAGAAAAGAATCGGATCGTGGATTGTGAACGAACATGGAGCGATGGCGGATTTGAAAATCAAAACAAAGGCTGGAGAGAAGACGGTTCGTGTGCCGGCGGATTTCCAGAATACCGGGTTCAGCCCGATTCACGACAGGCCAGGTTCGCGTCAGCAGATGTTCGACGAGGGGTATCCTGCCGAGATGATCGACTCGCAGAGCGTAGGGGAATTTGAGGCTCGACAGGAAGAAGAGGAACTAGTGAACGATTCAGAGTCATGGAAGTGGAACTGATTCCAAATTTTGGAAAACGGAGGAGTAAAAATGCCAAAGATCGTAAAAACTCGCTATGCCTGCCCTGCTCCCGGTTGCGGAGCGCAGATTCAAGCCGAATCCGGCCAACTGGTTTGGCCCGCGAACAGCAACCACAGGTGGAACGACATTGCAACCTTCATGGGTCTTAACCCGCAAGTGAAGTACGAAGAGGCAAAGCCGCCGGTTGTGGCTCAGACGAACTACGTCAAGGTGGAAGTATCTGTGCCGCCGAGAGTGAAACAGGGGCTTGAGACAAGATTTGGCAGCACGTCATCCTCGACGATAGCCGGGGTGTTGGGGATGCTGGCCGAAGGCGAGATTCTGATTGTTCCCGAGACGGATCTTCAGAGGATGAAAGAGAAGTTAGGGAAGCGGCCTGAGAGTTCAGCGGAGTTATTCGGATTGATCTTCAACCTTTCAATGGAACTTGAGACTGCCAACCTGATAGCGGCGAACGCTCAGAAAGACGTGCAGGCATACGAGGGCCGCAATCCGAATTCAGTGCTGATAGACCTTGGGGCTTTGTACGGTCCTGTTCTGGAGAAGGCAAGAGATCAGAACGAAACGGCGAAGATGTGGCTGGAGCGGAATTTGAAGACCGCAGTTGAAAACAACTGGTTCTGAGATTTTCGTAGCGAAACGAAGCGATTGCGAGATACCATAAAGGCGACATGGCAGACACCGATTTTCAAGCTCCTATCCCGAAGACGCCAGAAGTGGCCGATAAGTATTTGGTGGAATATTACACCAAAATGGGCGATTTTCTTGACGGCTGCTATTCCGAAGGCGTAGCCCGTCAAAAGGCCACTCCTGAACTGAAGGCGATGGATGAGGCTATTGATTATCTAGCCGGAATCCAGTGGCGCGATAAGATGCCGAGCTACAGGCCGAAGCCTGTGTCGAATGAGGTTCTGTCGAACTTTTGGGAGACGATAGGGCTGCTCACCGATGTCAAGCCGATCTTCCACATCTCAGAAATTGGGATGCCGGGGGACTACTCGAAAACCGCAAAAATACTCAACGCAATGGTTAAGGGTTGGGCTCGTAGGGATAGGTTCAATCAGACTCTTGCTTTCTGGACAATGTTCGGAATGTTTACTACTTCCCCTGTGGTCCTTTACTGGAATCGGTTTGCCAGGGGAACGAGCGGAGATGCGGCCGATGCCGACATTTCAATGAAGCATCTGAGTCCTAAGGCTTTGATGCGGCTTGGGCCTACCAGACATCACGAACTCGAAGAAGA